TGCCCATGGACGCCCAGTGTTCGTTGGACCATGTGTGACCGCCGTCGTCCGACCAGCGGAGCATGGCTTGCGGGTCGGCACCTTGGCCCGTCGATGTACCGACGCCTGTTTCGCACTCAAGTTGCAAACTATGGTTTGCGGTACGTTTAAGGCTGTTTTGCCCCGTCGGCAGCGCGCGCCACGACCGCAACCAACGCTGCGCGATGCCGTTGTCTTCGAAAACATTTAGTTCAAACGTGTAAATGTTTCCGTTGGCATAGTCGCCGACGATAATATTGCCTTGGAAGTTACACTGGCAGTTGCTGCGGTGACGAGAGAACACACCGCTGTTGCCGGAAGGGGTAGTAAGCGCCGCGGTATAGAACGCATTAATATCAAACGCGCTAGTCTCAAACGCGCCTTCGACCGGCGCGATAGCTGAGTAAGAAGACCGCTGGTGCCATGCGCCGGTAGATGCGTCAAACACCCATGTCTCATCCGCGGACGGGAACGACAGGACGTAGAATGCGTGACCGTCCTGCTGGTAGGTGTAGCCGACCGCGTCGCTCATGTTCAGGTAGTTTTGGATGCGCCATTCAATCGCGTGTGTGGACACGCGCTGCGCGTTATAGCCAGCGGCCCTGTAGACGATACCTTGGCCGCGGGCGTCAGCGCCCAGCCAGAACACGGTGTTGTCCATCTTGGCGATGGAGTGCGGCGCGGCGCAACCGATTTCGTTAAACGCGCCTTGGATTGGCGACAGCGGAAAGTCCAGCCCGCCAGAGTTGTACCACACTTCGGTAGAGTCGGTGCCGAACACCCAGCATTCGCGGTGGTCCACCAACAGACCGACAACGCCGTCGGGGCTTCCTTCGGCGCTAGAAAACTCTAGCGGGTCAATCTGGAAGCCGTCGTAAAGCTGCGTCACCCAAATCTTCTGGCTGCTTGGTTCGTTGAACACGAAATAGCCATCCAGATAGCCGACGGTAACAGCGCCGGGGAAGTCAGGGTCAGTGATCTGCGCGAACGTGTTGGTGGACTCGTCGTAGATGTACGAGTCTGGGTTGCAGGCGAAGAATATCTGCGTGCCGTTGTCGGCGATGGACACAGGGCCTGTGCCGGTTACGTCGCCCAGTTTGATTGGCGTTCCGGTAAGGCTTGACATTTTGTAGACTTCAAACCCAGACACGACGTAGAAGTCATCGCCGCGGGTCTGGTGCGCCCACAGCCCGCGGATCGGCCCTTCGCCGATAACCTTTTGAAGCTGCAAGCCGGGGCAACGCTGTAGAAAGGCAGGTTCCATGCCGCCTTCCGGTACGACTTCTGGAAACAAGTTTATCATGCGTGCGTCGGCAGCGTTTACCGAACGGGCCACATACGCGCTGCCCAGTATGGGCGTCTTCATTAGTAGTTTCCTGCGAAGATGTTATACCGCTGGCGTGTAGCCACAATGCTGTACGGCATTGACATGATGTCGTCTGGATTGTTGATGCGCTTCAGGTTGCGCTTGGATGTCATGGCAATACGCTGGACTTGCGGTGAAGGCTCAACGCCGAATTCAGGCGCCAGTTCGCAGGCCAAGTTATAGCGGAACGCACGCAGATAGCCGGGCGGGAAATGCAGGACTGTTGCCAGCGTCGCAGGCTGCGTCAGCTCTTCAACCGAAACGAAATGCCATTCCAAATCGCGCGTCGGGCGCGGGTAGATGTACATTTCGATGTCAGGGTACGTCATGTTGACGAAAATGACTTGCGGGAACGTAGACGTTACAGTCTTAACCGCGATGCCGTTATACTGCTGTTGGTTAATGAATTTGATGCCGTAGCTAACGCCGGTGCCGGGGTCGCGGAAGTACGTCGAGTCCTCAAGCAGTATAGGGCGGTTGCCGACAAAGTTGCCAGAAGGGCCAAGCGTGCGAGATAGTTGGCCTGACGGCCATGTGAATATTTGGTCTTGCGTGGAGAAAACGGACAGGCGCTCAGTGTTCCAGCTATCAATCATCTGGTCCATAGCGCGCAGTGCGTCCTGCGACGTATCAGCCGAGGGAGTTTCGCCTTCTGCCAGAACGCCTAGAAGCCTAAGCGAACCGTTGATTATGTCGCCCGCTGTTTCCATCGTTTAGTCTTCCTGCGTTGTGCGGCGGCGGCTAGTGCGCGCCGGCATTTCGTTCACTGTAGCACTTACAGGCTCGTCAGGATAGTATCTTTCCCAGCCATAGTCTTCGTCGCAGCGTGCTTCTTCTTCCGATATAGCAACTTTTGCGCCGTGGCGGGGGTGAGTAAGATAGATAACGGCCATAAAATTATCTTTCAGAAAAGGATGCCCCGACTTAAAGCCGGGGCAAACTCATTAGCCAGCGATGCGGTACAGGTTGTACGTCGTCGCGCTTGTCTTGACTGCGCGGAACAGTACGCTGCGCGATGCAACGCCTGTGCCAACGCCAACCAGCGTCCAGCCAGTGCCTACTACGATAGTAGGGACGCCAGTGCTGGTAGCAACCAAAGCAAACTCAAACGATGAGTTTACTTTGGCGCTGCTGATGTCAGCATTAACAACCGAAACAGCGGGGAGCGTAAGATCGGCTGTAGAAGCTGACGTGTACACAACCAGACCGCCAGCCAAATCGGCAGTGGTTAGCGTAGCTGCTGCGGTGTACGCAGTAGGGATAGCCGAAGTACCAAAAGTAACTTCGCCAAGATTTCCGTCGCCGACTTGATAGCCGCCGGCACCATTAGGAAGAGTCATAATAAAAATCCTTTAAAAGAGTTGGCCCCCGGCGAACCGAGGGCCAGTGTTAGATTAACCCCACATCCGAACAGCCATCTGCGGACGGATCGTGCTGTAGCCATACAGAACGTCAATACGGCAAGGCATACGGTCGTTGTTGATGTCGTACTGACGAACAACGCGCAAGCTGATGCCGTTATGCACCTGACGCGAAGCCATATCTACGCCCTGTGGGAGCAGAAGGTCGGCGGTTGCGAAGGTGATAGCGTCCTTGTGGTATACAAGGTTCTGAGCGTACTGTGTGGACGCTGCGCCGACGAATACGATTGCCTTGCTGTTGGCAGGCAATACGTTGACGGTGGCGAGAGCGTGACCAGCCGAGTAGACTGGTGCAACAGTGATGTTGCCTGCGCCAGAAGCGTTGAGCGTGACATCAGCCAACGCAACGAACTGGAACAACGAACCTGTGCTTTCACGGGTCTGTGGGTTGACTTGGAAGCAGTCAGCAACAGTGAACACGTCACCAGCCTTGACAACAGCAGCGTTACCAGCGCCAGTGATGGCGATAGTTGTTGCGCCTTCCGACGTGACAGCAGCCGAAGTCGTGCCGCCAGTTGCAGTACGCGAACCAGTGGTGAACTGCTTGATGGACTGCGACATATTGATTTCGTCGAAACCAAGTACGCCTGTACCCATCATGCCGTTCTTGAACTGCTTGCTGATTGTGTCGGTTGGGTTGAAGAGGCCCTTCAAGCCTTCGACCAAGCCAGCGTTAGCTGCTGGGTTGACGGTGGCGTAACGTGGCGACATCACCGCAGCGTTTTCGTTCAGCTTCTGCTGTGCAGCAAGAAGAACTGCCGAAGTGCCGGGAGTTGTGCCGGGCGTGCCGACCGAGTTACCGATGGTTGCATACGCGTTTGCAACGTCAGCGTCGATGCTGGATGCAAGCTGCGAGATACGTGGCTTGAGAACGCGCTCTGCGAAATCGTCAAGCTGCATGGTCAATTCAGCAGATGTGAAGTTGACGCCGATGTGCTTCTGGTTGGCAACGGTCAGTGTTGTGAACTGTTCGTTGTCATCCTGTACCTGAAGGGCTGCGCCGTCAGTTACAAGCGCACGGTCTGGAAGACGGATACGCAGGGTTGAGCCAATTTTAGCACCTTCAACAGCAAAGCTGTCGTCGTACTGGCGGTTTACGTTACGTGTGAGCACAAGGTTGTTCTCGAGGATTTCGAGAGCCTTCCGTGTGATCATGTCAATTGTTAAAATCGAGTTAGACATGGTAATAATCCCAAATTATCTGTTGCGTTGTGCCTCGTACTTCTTGATCTGTCGCATCCGTTCGGCTTCGATCCATTCCGACGTACTCATCGACTTAGTCGAGCGAGGGTCGGTGGTGTCGTACTGGTTTGACCCAGAAGAACGAGCAGTGACAGGCGCAATTGGTGCCGGGGCGGTTGAGGTTTTTTTAACCGGCGGATTTGAAGCCAATGAAGCCTCAAGTTTTCCAATTTCTTTTGCCTGCAAAATTGGCGCTAGGCGGGCGATACGATCAGCTTCTTTCGGATTTGAGCCGAGATAATATAGAACGTCTGGGCCTGCGTCTGACGCTTGGATGCTTTGCGCCATGAAATCCGTAATTGGAAGGTTGGGATTGTATGCGACCTGTTCAAAGTCATCATACTTGTCCCGCGCCGCTTCCTCACGGTCATGGTAAGCGTCCTGCATTTCAGATTGCTGCCGTGCGGTTTCCCGCCGCGCCAACAATTCTTCGGCTTTACGTTCGGCCAAAACCTCTGCGTAATCCTCATAAGTCTCAAATTGCTCAGGGGTTATGTCATGCACCGCCTGTTGGCGGGCCTGCATTTCCTCTGCTTTTTGAGCCTGTTCGCGCTCCCATTTGCGCTGTTCTCTTGCGAGGCGCTTGCCAACAATTGCATCAAGTTCTTCTTGTGTGAAGGACTTATTTGCTTCCTGTTCGACAGGCGTTTCCGGCGTCGTGTTTTCTACAGGCTCGATTGCTGCCGTGGCTTCGAGTTCTGGCGCGGAGGCATCCGCTACTTCGGGGACTAGTTCGTCCATGTTTAACTCCTATGGAGTTCCTGATGTGCCGCACCAGTACGGTTAATGGCCAGACTACATCAAATAATGCAGCATGGCAATATCAGTTACGCCCAGACGCGATACTGCGGTGCGTTGGGGTCGATGGCGAACACGGCCAACTGGTCGGCCTGCTCTTCGGTCGGCTCGAACAGCAGACGCAAGTTGCTGTAATATTCTGGGTATGTTGTTTCGGTTGGCGGCTCGACGCTGTAGTCCCATATGGTGATTGGCCCAATGCGGTCGATCAGCACTTCGTAAGATGCGGGCACGATGGTTGTGACGGCATCCTCGCCTTCGCCCTCAGTAACTTCCACGCACAGGCCGGTGTCCAGCATAAGCTGGTTGAACTCAGCCTCGTCGATATTCTGCAAACAATAATCGGTCATGTCGTTAGCGCCTGTAGTTGGAAGTCCGCAGCGCGGACGGGGTAGTATTGGATTGAGCGGATGTGGCCGTTGAGGAAGCCCGCCGAACTCGTTATGTTAGCGCCAAGCGTCAGTTTATTTGATGACTGAACACCAGCGGTTGCGGCGGTTCCGACTGCGCTACCGTTCATAGAAGCTGCGTAATCGCCGCTCTTGTACGCAGAAGCAAAGTTTACCGCCGAATTCAAGACTGCGGTACTGCTTGCTGGAGTTACGTTGGTTGTGCCGTTGAAAGACCGCCACACATTAACGTCGATATAAATATCTACGACCCTATTGGTTCCGTCAGTAATTGTCGCGGCACGAGTGTTATTCGCAATCGAGTTTGTAGGAACAAAATTGGTAAGCAACGTACCCTCGCTCGGCCCATACCACTGGCTGAACAGGCTCCCTGTGATCGTCGCAACATCAGCCGAACGCGTAACGGTAGAGGCGATTGTGGGGATGTAGGATGTGGCGAATGCACCGGCTTCGAGTTGTGCGCCCCAGACGTAGATGCCTGATGTGCCGTCTCCTGTGTAGGCAACATAGCTATTTGCGTTCTGCACAGTAATCCCGGCGCTGCCAGACGCACTGGTGTAAGTGTACGTCATAGAGCAGCGATACCAACCGTTTCCGACTGACGTTATCGTTGATGTGGTTCCGCCAGATGTTGCTCCAGCCGCACCAGTCGCCAAGTTAAAGACCACATAGCGGTCGCCATTAGTGGCGTCGTAGGTGCGGATAGCCGCAAAGCTCCGAGTATTGGCTTTCAAATAGCAGCTAATAGTTGTCGCCCCCGAAAGGGTGAAGGACTGAACTGCCGCATGGAACGCATTGGAAGTGTTCTCAATAAGGGTGTCCGCATTAACAGTACCGTCCGGCGACGTAGTAGCATTAGCTGTGACTGTTGCGCCACTTTTCGTCCAAGCAGCATTATCAAATTGTTCTGAGTATGTGAATATATTCGTCCGTGCCTCTTCCACAAGGATACCCTTGGGGGCCAGCGTCACTGGGTCATAGTCGAAGCGAGGGCCGTAGTATGCCGTGCTGCTTGGTGCCGCACCGGGCGTAGGCACGTATGGATCGAGCGATGCGCTATCAGATAGCTGCGCGCCGTAGATGTACACGCCGCTGTTGCCGTCGCCTGTGTAGGAGACAACGCCGTTGGCGCTTGCAGTCCATACGCCAGCGTAAATAGATGTGCTGGCCATTACGCGAGTTACAGAGCAGCGATACCAACCGCTGCCGACAGATACGATTTGAGCGGTTATACCGGCGTCCACAGTACCGACAACGCCGTTTACCAAGTCAAAGTACGCCCTGCGCCATGAGCTATCGAAATTACCAACGGCTGCCCAGTTGCGCCCCGCTGCTTTAACGTAGAACGAAATCACATAAGTCGTGCCGACAATAGCCGTAATCGCGTTGGTGTACGCGGTATGGTCGGTAGAGCCTGTTGCGTTCTCCATCAGCTTCTGGGCGTTGAACGCACCGTTGACGGGGTTCGCCTGCGCGCCAGTGACGATGCTGGCGTTTGCTTTATTCCACGCAGCGTTATCAAACGCCTCGCTGAAGCCGAGTAGGTTCTTCACGGTTGTCGGGTTGTATGTGGTCGCGGTGGAGCCGAGTTCGAGTTGAGCGCCCCAGAGGAAGATGCCTGAAGTGCCGTTACCTGCGAACGAAACTACGCTACCCGACGAGGCCACATAAAGTCCGGGCAGGTCAGCACCAGCAGCAGCCGTTTGCGTTACCGAGCAGCGATACCAACCATTGCCCGCAGCAATAATTGTTCCCGTGTAACCCGCATTTGCGGTGCCTACTACGCCATTGCTGACATCAAAAAAGACGCCTTGACCGGTAAACATACTGCCCAACTTAACCCAGCTATACCCATTAGGTTTAACGTAAACCGAAAGTGTGTATGTGGTGGCAGTATAAGTGAAGGACGCGTAAATGTTGTGCGCGCTGTTTGCAGTGCTTGGGGTAACGGTGTCAGCAGTAGAAGTTCCGTCAGGTGCAACCGTGCTGTTGGCTAAAACAGTCGTCGCGTTTTTCGTCCACGAAGCGTTATCAAACTGCTCCGAGAACGTCAGCAAGTTGTTCGGCGCATACTGGATCAAGCCATTGGGGCCGGTGAGGGTTGCGTTGGTACCCCGGCTGAACGTGATGAGGTTGTTAAATGGTACGGATGCCATGCTTATACTCCGACCGTGTAGGCTTGATTTGTGAAGGACATAGTCAACGTCGTCGTCAGCGGCGGCGCGGTGAGCGTCTGCAACTGGGCGTTTGGAAGCCGCGTGTTGTAGTATGCGATTGAGCGGATGTGGCCGTTGAGGAAGCCCCCTGACCCTAAAGCGTTAGCGCCCAAGTTAAGCTGGCTATATGTAGCAAGTGCGCCTGAAGTATCTGTCGCAACAGCGCCACCGTCAACGGACGCGGCAAAATCGTTGACTTTGTACGCTCCTGCAACTTTCTTTATTAGTGAAGCTGGTAGGCTACCAAGTTGCGCGACAAAAGCACTTGCTGTGAAAACGCTAAACGCGATGGATGTGGCCGCGCCACTTTGCAGAAAAAGTTGGTCGGTGACTGCGCCTGCACTTGCGGTTAGACTTCGTGCGGATGATGCCGTGGATGAGGCGTCCGCAACAAACGTCCCCTCGCTCTGGTTATACCAGCTAGAGAAGTTCGTGCCTGTCATGGTCGCTACGTCGGCGCTGCGGGTTACTGTTGAGGCAACCGTGGGGATGTAGCTGGTGGCAAATGCTCCGGCTTCGACTTGTGCGCCCCAGAGGTAAAACGTGCTGCCATTTCCAAGGTATAAGTTGCCGAGAACGCTACTTGTAGCTGGTGCTGTTGAAACATCGCTTCCAGCAAAGACAATGTTAGCGACGCCGAGGCCGCCGTTGGTGTTGGCCCATGTCATCGTAACGCGCCACCAGCCATTGCCAAAAGCAGTTGCGCTGGAAGATGTTACAGCCGCGTTAGCATTTATGGTGCCAGTTGTTGTGTCCAACGTAACCCACGAATATGTCGCCACCGCAGTGGTTTCACCCCGTATCGACACGTACCGACGAGTTCCGGCCTTTATGAACACAGAAATAGTATTCGCCGCCACGGCCAATGTCATGTTAGTGCCGAATATGGCGTGAGCGCTTGTTGCTGTATCTTCAGTTACAAGGGTCGCGGTTGTAGTACCGTCAGGGGCCACGATGCTGTTTGTTGTGCTTGTAACACCAGAAGATGTCCAGCTTGTTCCGCCAATTAACTGCGACCGCAACAGCAAATTCGTCCGCGCTTCTTCGATCAGCAAGCCCTTTGCCGCAAGCGTTACAGGGTCGTAATCAAAGCGCGGGCCGTAATATGCCGCTGACGTTGTGGCGACGTAGGTGGACGGGGTGGTCTGGTAGGTTACTGGTTCGAGTTGTGCGCCCCAGATGAAGATGCCGGAAGTGCCATTGCCTGTGTAAGTTGTTGATCCACTTGCATCAGCTATGAATACGCGAGGGAGTACAAAGCCACTCGATTGCGTGCCCCTTAGAAAGCACCTATACCAACCACTGCCAACGCTTTGGACACCCGCAAAAACGCCAGACCAGCTACCGCTAGATGACGATGTGAATGTCCCATCTGACAGATTTACGTTTAGAACCATACCGCCAGTTGCGTTGTCACTAACATCAACTTGAGCGCGTGTCCGTTCGGCTGCCTTTAAATAAACTGAATAGACAATCGTTGACGGCGCGACCGAAAGAGCAAACTGCGTAACGATAAAATGCGTATTGCTTGCAGTGCTGTCTTCAATCAACTTGTCTGCGGTTGTCGCGCCGTCTGGCGCGGCAGTGCTGTTGGGTGTAATAGATGAACGTGTTTTCGTCCAATACGCGTTGTCAAATTCTTCAGAGCGTTGAACCAAGTTCGCCGGAGCGTAAGTGATCTTGCCCGTGCTATCCACCAGCGTGGCATTGCTGCCGCGTGAGAACGTAATGCGGCTGTCAAGAAACGGCTGCAAAAAGTCGA